ACTAGCAAACCCAACATCACTTAGCGGTATGCCTTGGGCCGCTGAATAACACAGAAAGGAATAGACAGATGGCGAAAGACGAAAAGAAAACCATCACGGTCAACGAAGTAGAATACAACTTGGATGACTTTACAGTGGAGCAAGCTGCAATGCTAAATCATGTGCAAGACTTAGACCGTAAACTCAGCAACGCACAGTTTAACCTAGATCAGCTTATGGTTGGTCGTGAGGCGTTTGTTGCACGACTAGCAGCATCACTGGAGGCTGAACCAGAAGAAGCTAACTAAAATTTAATGGCAACACTAGAACAAATCAGACAGGCGGCAGAAACTGACTTGGTAACATTTATCAAGTTAGTTGCTCCTGAACAAGTTCTAGGACAGTGTCACGAGGATGTATGTAATTGGTGGACACGTGAAGGGGCCAAGTCCCATCAACTACTTTTGTTTCCTCGTGATCACGGCAAGTCAAGATTAATAGCCTATCGTGTAGCTTGGGAGTTGACAAAGAACCCAACTTTGCGTATACTATACATATCAGCTACAGCCAACCTAGCTGAAAAACAACTAGGGTTTATCAAAGGAATCCTTACATCAGAAATATACCGTCGATACTGGCCTGAACATGTTCATGCAGACGAAGGTAAACGTACCAGATGGACTAACTCAGAGATCATGTTAGACCATCCACTACGGAGGAAAGAAAATGTTAGAGACCCTTCGGTCTTCACTGGTGGCCTTACTACGTCACTTACAGGACTTCACTGTGACATTGCTGTCTTGGATGATGTCGTTGTGTACGAAAATGCTTACACAGGCGAAGGACGTAATAAAGTTAAAAGTCAGTACTCTCTTCTCTCGTCTATCGAAGGAGCTGAAGCGAAAGAGTGGGTCGTAGGTACACGTTACCATCCTGCTGACTTATACAATGATCTTCTTCAAATGGTAGAGGATCAGTATGATGACAGAGGTGAAAAAGTAGGTGAGGATAATATCTACGAGATATTTGAGAAACCTGTAGAGGACAGAGGTGATGGGACAGGTGAGTTCCTATGGCCTCGTAGTCAACGCAAGGATGGTAAGTGGTTCGGGTTTGACCTAAAAATTCTAGCCAAGAAACGTGGTCAGTATTTAGACAAAGGACAGTTCAGAGCACAGTACTACAACGATCCATCCGATCCTGACAACGTACCTGTAGGTTCTGACAAGTTTCAATACTATGAAAGAAAACACATTCGTGAAGACAACGGATACCTTTACTACAAGGATAATCGACTCAACGTCTTCGCTGCGGTGGATTTTGCTTTTAGTCTGGGTAAACGTGCTGATTACACAGCTATTGTCGTGGTAGGTATAGATGCAGACAACAACATCTACGTCTTGGACATCGACAGATTCAGGACTGACAGAATCTCTGAGTACTTCGACCACATCCTACACCTATCCAACAAGTGGTCATTTAGAAAACTTAGAGCAGAAACCACTGTGGCGCAGATGGCTATTGTCAAGCAACTCAAAGAACTTATCAAACAACATGGACTTGCTATAAGTATCGACGAGTTCAGACCTAACAAAAGTCAAGGTAATAAACAGGAACGTATCTCTTCCGTCTTAGAACCTAGATATGATAACCTAAGCATCTGGCACTACCGTGGTGGTAACATACAGATACTTGAAGAAGAACTATCGTCACGTAACCCTCCGCACGACGATGTGATTGATGCCCTAGCCTCAGTTGTAGATATGGCTGTCAAACCTGCACGTGCAGTTCGTAGGCAAAAGGATAATGTAGTGCAGTTTAATAAAAGATTTGGTGGAGTTTCCTTCTAATGGCTGGAACAACTATTGACATAGATCATTTCATTGATCCTCATGCTCTCGCAACTGACATCACAGATCGTTGGACATCTTGGAATAATGCTCGTCAGACTAAGATTGAAGAGTGGAAAGAACTGCGTAACTATATCTACGCAACCGATACACGTACAACGTCTAACAATAAGCTGCCTTGGACGAACAGTACAACAACACCTAAGCTAACACAGATAGCCGACAACCTACATGCTAACTACTTTTCAGCTTTGTTCCCCCAGCAAAGATGGTTTAAGTTTGAGGCACATGATACTGACTCAGACCTAAAGAATAAACGTGATGTCATTCAGGCTTACATGGAGAATAAAATCCGTCAGTCTGACTTTGAAAACACAGTGAGTAAACTAATTAATGACTACATCCAGTACGGTAACTGTTTCGCCACAGTTGACTTCTCCAGAGATTATACTGAGTACGACGATGGAGAACGTATTGTCAACTACATTGGACCTAAACTTGTCCGTATCAGCCCCTTTGACATCTGTTTCAACCCACTTGCTCCAAGTTTCGGAGATAGTCCTAAAGTTGTCCGTTCTATTTTAACCCTAGGGGAAGTTGCTCGTAAGGTAGAAGAAACTGTAGACAATGCCTACATGAAAGAAATCCTTGACAAGATGTTAGCCAATCGGTCATCTATGTCAGGACAGGATGTAGACACAAACAAGTCTCAGGCATTTACAGCTGATGGTTTTGCAACTCTGTCAGAATACTATGAGTCTAACTATGTAGAGCTTCTTACATTCTACGGAGACATCTACGATTCAGAAAATGGTAAGTTTTACAAGAACCGTATTATTACAGTTGTTGATCGTGCTTATGTCTTTATGAACGAACAAAACCCTAGCTGGTTAGGTAAGGCTTCTATCTTCCATGCTGGCTGGCGGGAACGTCCTGATAACCTATACGCCATGGGTCCTCTAGATAATCTTGTTTGTTTGCAGTGCCGCAGCGACCACCGAGAAAACCTCAAGGCTGATGTCTTTGACCAGATTGCATACCCGATCATCAAGATTCGTGGTGACGTAGAGGACTTCGACTTCGAACCTGCCGCACGTATCTACATGGGTGAAGAGGGTGACGTAGGGTACCTAGCCCCTGATGCTACAGCCTTGAATGCTGACTTCCAAATTCAAACCCTAGAAAACAAAATGGAAATGTTAGCAGGTGCTCCTCGTGAGGCTATGGGTATCCGTAGTGCAGGTGAGAAGACAGCATTCGAAGTACAACAGTTGATGACAGCAGCTGGTCGTATCTTCCAACACAAGACAGCCCACTTTGAACGTGTGTTCCTTGAGCCAATCCTTAATGCAATGCTTGAAGCGGCTCGTCGTAACATGGATATTGCAGATACAGTTCGTGTCTTAAATGACGATTCAGGTCTGTACTTCTTTGAACAGATAACCAAAGAAGACATCATGGCTAACGGTAAGATCGTACCTATGGGTGCTCGTCACTACGCAGAACGTGCTAACCGTGTACAGAACCTGACACAGCTATACCAGTTGAAGTTATCAGACCCAACTATGGCAGCACACTTGTCAGGTAAAGAGTTTGCTCGTCTTCTAGCTGATGAACTAGGTGAGCCTAAGTTGTTTGCTGAAAATATCACAATAACAGAACAACTAGAAACACAACGTATCGCAACTGAGGCTGAAGTTCAGTTTGAAGAAGAGCAACAGATTGCAATAGAGAAAGGACTATAATGCCCTACCAAAACGGAACAAAGATGCCTTATGGTACAGGTGCTAAGAAGAAGCCACCAGTAACAACTAAGACATCAGTTACAATCAAGAACCAAGTTAAATGTCAGTGTGGATGTGGAGGCTAACATGGGTTACGGAATGAAAAAGTCAACCAAGAAAAAGCCACCAATCAAAAAGAAATAAATGAAATCACACTGGTTCAAACAATGCAAGACGCAAGAAGATAAGGATAAGGTTCGCCAGAATATCCTGTCTAACCAAGATTCACTCTTACGTCTTGAAGTAATTCTTGAGTCGTTACTCAAGGAAACCCCATCGACAGCCGACTACGATAGTCCGTCATGGGCGTACAAAGAAGCTGATCGTATCGGCTACAATCGTGCACTTAACCAAGTGCTAGATATCATCAACTTAGATAAGGAATAGATTATGGTATTTTCTGACAGTGCTGTAACCGCACAGACTGAGCAGGTAACAGAGCAGACGCAAACTGAAACCGCACCACAGGAATCTTTTTTGCAGAAACTCGTAGAGGCAAAGGGAGAGAACTGGAAAGACCCTGAAGTCTTAGCTAAAGGTAAACTCGAAGCAGATGGCTACATCAAAACTCTTGAAGAGCAACTAGCCGCCATGCGAGAGGATATGAAGAAGCGAGACTATCAAGCCGAGATTCTCGACCAGTTGCAGAACAAGGCTACTGACACTGCCACAGTAGGAACTGCAACGCCCAATGATATTGGCAGCACAGAGACACAGAACACCACTGCAAGTCTTAGTGAGAACGATCTTGAAAGCCTTGTTGAAAAGACACTGGTCAAACGTGAACAGGACTCTGTCATTAAGCAGAACCTCTCACAAGTAGATCAAGAGCTAGTTAGTTCTTTCGGTACTGAAGCGGAAGCAACAGTCCGAAATAAGGCACAGGAACTAGGTATGTCAATGGAACGTCTACGTGATATTGCAGCCGAATCTCCTACTGCTTTCTTTGCTCTTATCGGTCAACCACAGAAAACCTTTAGCCCTATGGTTCAAGGCTCTGTCCGTACCGAAGGTGTTAATATGCAAGCCTCGAATGCACGTGACTGGCAATTCTACCAGAAGATGCGTCGAGAAAACCCTAACCAATACTACTCACCCAAGGTCCAACAACAGATGATTCAGGACCGAATGAACATGGGTGACAAGTTCGGAAACACTTAGAAAGGACTAGCAAATGGCTGGTATGATTTCCTCTAACACGGACATGCAGCGTCTGATCCGTGCTGAGGTTTACTCCTCAGAACTAAAAGAAATCCTACGTGACGAAATGATGGCACAGTCTGTCGTTCGTATGTTGGATGGATTCCCAGATGGTGACACATTCACTATCCCAACAATCGGTGAAACAGCAGTAACTACATACACTGAAGATAACGCAGTTTCATACGTTCCAATGGATACAGCTGAGTTCCAGTTCAGCGTTGACAAGTATCTACAATCAGCTTCATACATCACCAAGAAAGCTGCGCAGGATTCGTTCTACTCAGCACAACTTGAAGCACGTTTCGTTCCAGAACAAGCACGTGCAATTATGGAGCACTTCGAAGCAACTACTATGGCAGCACCTGAAGTTGGTGTTACAGCTAACTCTTCTGAGACAGTAGACGGTGCAGCACACCGTATCTCAGGTGGTAACGGTGGTAAACTAGAACTTGAAGATTTCGCATTTGCTCGTTATGCATTGAAGAAATCTAAAGTTGCTGACCGTGCATTGGTTGCTGTTGTTGATCCATCAGTAGAATACCAGTTGAACACACTGACAAACATTGTCAACGTGTCTAACAACCCAATGTGGGAAGGTATTGTACGTGACGGTATCGCAACAGGTATGCGCTTCGTGGCAAACGTATACGGCTTTGACGTATATACTTCAAACTACTTGAAGAACGACGTTGCAGATGCTGCTCTAGCAGAACGTGACGGAACAACAACCAATGACTTCTCAGTCACTAACGGTGTTGCTAACTTGTTCTTCTCAGCGGATGCGGGTTCTAACCCATTCGTTGGCGCATGGCGTCAGATGCCTGAAGTGGACTACGAGTACAACAAAGACTACCAACGTCACGAGTATGTAACTACTGCTCGTTACGGTGTCAAGAAGTACCGTCCAGAAGGTATTGTCACAATCGTGTCAGACCCAGCGGTATAATAACTTTTGGGTATCCCTTCGGGGGTACCCTTCACTTTTTTGTTGACAAAAGATATTTTTTGGTTTATAATATCTTTAACACTGGCAGGGGTTCCTAATGGCTAATGTAAATCACTCATCTTTAACTGACCCTTACTTGCATGAACCGAAGGGTATATCTAGTGCAGGTACAGGGCAAGTATATGTAGCTGATGGTGCAGGTTCAGGGAATTGGGTTGCGAAAACTCGTTTTATTGGGGCTTATATAGGCTTCGATGCAACAACACCTGCGTATCAGCACTCAATAACAACGTCAGACACAATACTTAATCCAACATTTTCAGTTGCAGCCCTCAATGGGTTTACTAGTGAGACTTCCCCTAATGCTCGTCTGAAGTACACAGGTTCTGAATACATTGATGCTCAGATTGTCTTTACCATTTCTTCAAAGAATGCTGGCAGTGTAACACACAATGCTGAGTTTTCTTTATTTAAAAATGGAACTGAACTAGGGGGTTCACGTACTATCCGAACCATTTCAGCAGGATCATGGGGTTCTATTTCTGTTTTTGGTTTTACACAATTTGCGACAAACGATTACCTAGAAGTAAAAGTTAAAGGCGATGCTGCATTCACACTTGACGTAGCTTCAGCCTTTATGTCTATTACAGGATCGGCCCGATAAAATGAAAACAACTCTCTTACAGATAGTACAGTCTATTCTGTCAGATATGGACTCTGAGGATGTCAACAGCATTTCAGATTCTGTTGAAGCACAGCAAATTGCCTCGGTAGTTGAGGATACGTACTACAACATTATCTCAGCTAGGCTAATACCTGAACACAAGAAGCTGTTGTCATTAACATCTATGAGTGACACAAGCCGACCCACACACTTTAGGTATCCTGACAATACAAAAAACATTCAGCGAGTAGACTATAATATAAGCTCTACGGCTACCCCTAACTTCAGAGAAGTTCTCTATTTAGAACCTGAAGAATTTTTAAACAGAATGAACCAGACAGGTCTAAAGGTAGAAACGTACAATGACCTTGTAGACATCTTTGTTAGCACAGATAGAGCACCTACCTATTATACATCTTTTGATGACTACCATATCATAATGGACTCATATGATTCTAGTGTCGAATCAATTCTAGCTTCTAATAAAACTAGAGCATTTGGTGAAATAGTCCCAGCATTTAGTCAAACAGATTCATTTGAACCTGACCTAGATAACACACTAATGCCTTTGCTTCTAGCTGAAGCTAAGTCAGCCTGTTTCTCTATGTTCAAGGGTGGATCAGACCCTAAGGTAGAACAAGCAGCAAGACGTTTAAAGTCTTACATTCAAAACGACCAGAGTAAAATCCGTCGATCAAATGTTCGGAACAGATACGGAAGAAACTAGATGATTGAATATGACCACGACACAGCAAACCAACACTGTGTCTGTAAGTCAGATAAACTACTTACAGATGTACACATTGAAAAAGAAATAGGTGGGTACAGGTTTTTCTTAATCAGATACGAAAAAGGTAAGGTACCTAAAGAACTATCTGGACGTTATACAACTATATCAGCTGCACAACGGGACTTAGAAAGATATCTTCGGAGTCAACCAGTTTCTAAAATGAAACGTGTCAAAGACCGTGCAGACGAAAGAGAGAAAGAACGTAATGCCGCAAAATCTGAATCAGAAGGCAGTTAATAACTTCGTCAGAGGTTTGATTACTGAGGCAGGTGAACTTACGTTTCCTGAGGGTGCTTCCGTTGACGAACTTAACTGTGATCTTCGACGTGATGGTTCTCGTCGTAGACGCTTAGGGGTAGCATACGAAGACAGTAATGTTCTGTCTGCCTTTACCCTAAGTGATTCTGAGATACTACATACAGGTGATTGGGTAAACGTAGGCGGTAACGCTGACCTAGAGTTCCTAGTTGTTCAGAAAGGCTCTACTCTTTATTTCTATAACAAGGGTGGTCTTCCTTATTCAGCACAGATAGAAACTAATTCTGTCGATTTGACAAGTAATGAGTATGCGGGTTCCTTAGGTGCTGAAAACTCTAAGTGTCAGTTTGCCAGTATTAAAGGCAACCTTATTGTCTCCTCTCCTCAGATCAATACAGTTGCTATTGAGTATGACATTAACGCAGGTACCTTTACGGTAACTGAGATCGAATTTGAAATTCGTGACTTCGAGTGGCAGGGTGACACATCTACCTACTACAATAACGAAAGTTCCCCAAGCCAAGACCGTAAGTACGATGCACAGAACACAGGTTGGAACACAGGTAATGGTGCTCCATCTGACCTTACTAAACGCCTAACACACCCTTGGTACTCAGGTAAAGATTCTTCAGGTAACTACAGTAGCAGTGAGTGGGAAAAGGTTTACGCAGGTACAACCCTTACAGGTAATGGTCACTACATCCTAGACTTCTTCACTAAAGACCGTGGGTCTAAGTCAGGTCTAACAGGCTTGACAAAGATGACAGACCCTGAGTCTACTCGATTCCGTTCTGTAGAATCTTTTGCAGGTCGTGTATTCTATGCAGGTCTAGACAGTGCTCAGAATGCGGGTACAATTCTTTTCTCGAAACTCGTTGACACAGTAAATGACCTAGGAATCTGTCACCAACAGAATGACCCTACATCAGAACAGATATCAGACCTCTTAGATACTGACGGAGGTGTTATCAGAATACCCGATGCAGTTAAAATACTAAGACTGTATGCTTTCCAGAACTCCCTCTTCGTATTTGCTGAGAACGGTATCTGGCAGATCAGCGGTGTAGATGGTGTCTTTAGAGCTTCTGAGTTTTCTGTCAACCGTGTCTCTCGTATCGGTATTCTAAACCCTGAGACATTCGTTTCAGCTGAGGGTGTTCCTTTCTGGTGGTCAAACTTTGGTATTCATACTCTACAGACAGACCCAGTGTCAGGACAGGGTTCTCAACAGAACCTAACCATTCCTACTATCCAGAGTTTCTGGGACCAGATTGATGCGGATGCTAAACTAAAAGTTACAGCTACATATGATGGTATAAACAAACGTATATATTGGGCATATCCTGATAACGATGAAACTATCACGTCTAAACTAAATAACTTTTTAGTACTTGATATTCCTCTTCAGGCATTCTACCCTTGGAAAATATCTGACCAGACATCTAATACAGATGCAGTTGTTGGTATGGCTTTCTATTCAGGTTACGGTGCTAAAGAGTTAGAGCTTGATGTCACCTCTAATGGTGGTACTGATGATGTTGTTAGCTACGATGTATTAACAGCTACCTCTCTTGTAATCTATACTACACAAAACAGTACTCAAGGTACAATGGAGTTTATAGATTCTTCTCATACAGTTTCAATCGGTGACTCTGTAAACATATATTCTACTCCAATGGTTTCCCTAGCAAACTTCTTAGGTATTGATGTTGCTAGTATTCAACAAGAAATAACAGTTTCTGCAACGACGAGTACATCTTTTACTGTACCTATAACATATACAGCCAACCAGAATACTACAGGTTCGATTACATGGCCCTTTGCTTATGAGTACGGTAATGTATCAACGGCTAATGATGTTGTCTCTGCACAGATAAGTACGTTTACCACAGGTGACCCTGCTATTATTCTTATCTGTCGTAATGGTTCGGATAACAAGATCACTATGGGTGGTTTCACAAGTACATCCTTCCTAGATTGGGGCGACACTAACTACATATCCTTTGCTGAAACAGGTTATGACTTTATAGGCGATCCTGTCTTAAAGAAGAATGCACCCTACCTTATCACCTATTGTCGTATGACAGAGACAGGTTTTACAGGTAACGAGATAGACGGTTATGAAGCTATAAGACCTTCCTCAGCCCTTGTGTCAAGTGCATGGGACTTTAAAGATACATTTAGCACAGCTCAACAAATTTATCGTAAGAAATATCCAGTAGTTGTTGACCCTAACAATATTTCAGAGTATAATTACCCTGAGGATGTTATAACAACTCGTGTAAAAATACGTGGTCATGGACGTTCTATGAGACTACGTTATGAAAGTGAACAAGGAAAAGATTTTATCCTGCTAGGATGGGGTATTATTTTAGGCCGTAACCCAAGGTTCTAATGACAACAAACATTCGTAGTATGACTGAAGAGGATGTACTTGACGTTCTCTTATTAGCAAAAGAGTTTTCAAAAGAAGCCCCCGCTTCACACAAGTGGGACAAGAACAAAACTCTTTCATTTCTTCAGACAGCCCTTAGTATGCCAAACATGGAAGTATTCATCTATGAAAAAGATGGAGAGATACTAGGAGGATTAGTCGGGTGTCTAACAGAAATGTATGTCTCTTACAAAAAAATGGCTACTGAGTTTGCCTTTTTTGTAACTAAAGAAGCAAGAGGTTCTTCTGTAGCAGTACGTCTTGTTAGACACTTTGAAGACTGGGCTAAACAAAATGGTGCTGACTATATTATTTTAGCCGACATTCAAGAAATAAACGATCTCTCTAAACTATACGGAAAACTAGGCTACAAAAGTTTAGAGTGTACTTATATAAAGGAAGCGTAAATGGCTTTATCAACAGCGTTACAGGTAGTCGGACTTGTAGTCGGATTCTCCCAAATGTCAGCAGCACAGGACAATATGGCCCGTGCTGAAGAAGCCTCACGTAATGCAGCAGCTGCACAGAAACAAGCAGCAGAAGCACAACAACGCCAACAGGAACTAGCTGCTTCTCGTGAACGAAGACAGGCTATTCGTGCAGGTATTATCCAGAGAGCACGTATAAGAGCACAGGCACAGGTCATGGGTGCAGGTGGTGGTTCAGGAGTAGCTGGCGGTATCTCTAGTATATCCTCACAGATCGGAGCTAACCTAGGGTTCGGTACTCAGATGACAGGACTAGGGCGTGAGTACACAGCAGCCACAGGACGTGCCGCTGACTTCGGAGCACAGGCTGGTATCTACCAAGCACGTGCATCCTCTGCAAGTCAGATGTCAGGTATGGGTTTTGATTTGTTTGGCAAGGCTGGTGGGTTCGGTAAAAACTCTATCTTTGGCGGTTTTTAAGGTTTAAGAATGACATCCTTCTCTAATACACTCAGCAATGCGGTTTACAACGAGGACTTCCTCAAGAAGATGACTCTTGAGTTTCCTGCCGAAAAACCTTACAATGCTCTGAGTGAAGTTGAACGTAACAAGTCACAGGAAATTTCTATTACATCAGGTGCTCCACTTGATAAGGTAGAGGCTGAACGTGAACAGGGTTACAATGAATCTGAGGTTCAGGCTAGAACTAATGGTCTGAATACTGACTATGCAGCTGAGATTGACAAAGCCTACAACGAAGGTATGACAGCTGACGAGATTGTCAACATCATTGAACAAAAAGCTGAGAAGGGTGAGGATATGTCAGTGAGTGAATACTTGCTGATCCAGAACCTTATGCTAGGTGACAATGATGTAAACCCATATGCATCCAGAACTCTGACAAATATGACGATCTGGAATAATATGCTAATGAAAGAGATCGAAGAGAACGATCAATCGGGTATCTCTAAGGTCTTGTCATTCCTAGACGTAAACGTCCTACGTGAACTTACCATCGGTGCTTTCGAGAATGTTACCTTCCGTTCTAACCGTGAAGGTCGTGACATCAGACAAGCCTTTAACTCTATGTCACCAGCTGAGTTTGAAGAGTGGTCAAGAGAGTATATCGAAGAACGTAAGACAGAGGGTATCTTCTCAGAGGATAGTATCTGGAATCTTTACAAACAGGCTAACGATGCAACCTACCTAGGGGATGATCCTATGGCGGGTGTATATGCATTGTTCGGTGCTCTTGACATTGCTACCCTAGGCTCTACTAAACTAGCCTCTGGTGCCTTGAAGGGTGTCAAAACGACTATCGCATCTGCACCTGAAGTTGCAAGTAAGCTTACAAGTCTTACAAAAGTACGTAAACCTGTAGATGCTGTAGCTGTTTTGTCAGATGAAGGACAGGCAGCATCAGCCTTGAATAAAATGGTTGACGATGTAGGTGCTCAGACAGATCAGGTCAATGCAGGT